CGCCCACGTGCTTTTCATACTATCCCATTCCGTCACAATGTTATTCCATTGATCGACAATAGAATTCCATTCGTTGATAATCTGGTTTAAAAGATTTGTCGCATCTTCGATGAATTTTTTTTGTGCATCGGTCAAATCGTTTACTTGTTTAATAACCTGATTGAGAATAGCACTTGTTCGGCATAATACCTCATAATATGATAGCGCATCATCATAAACAAGTGGTTGCGTTTTTTGCAACCAAAATGCAAAGTCTGGAAAATGTACGTTATACAGTCCAGAATTTACGTTAGGGATAAATGGGTTAATTTTGTTCGCCATTTCATTCTCCTCTCTATCTCATCCAATCAATAGATAAGCCCAAGTTTCCGCGGTTTCCATATGCCGCCATATTAAAATCGTTTCCATGTTCGGAAAAATCGTCAAAAATTGACATAAACAATTCTTCACAATCTGCAATAATCGCATTATTAACGTTTACAATGTGCTCGCGGTACATAATAAGTTCGTTCATTTTACTGCCACGCCATCCTTTTTCTGTCCGATGGCTAGTGTCTACAACTGATGTATTACTCTTACCTGTGTTTTTCTCACTAACTGCGCGGCTGTCTTCTCCTGTGCTTTGACCTCTAGTCATGCCGGACGCATAGTCCGCACCGGAAAAATTAACTTGTGGGTTATCACTGTTAATTCTTTGGTCGTTAGCGCTACTACTGTTAGTATCGTTCATAGTTCGATCTGCTTGTGATGTATTGCTTCCATCAGTCGTGTCTGTATCGTCAAATGTCATATTTGTATTTTCTAAAATTTGTGCAACACTTAAATTGCTATCATACATTGCTTTATATTTAGGCATGTTGCGCCTCAATGTATCATTAAGCTTGAGTTTAAAAAGCCCAATCGTTTCAAAACCGATCTCGCACATGTAAAAGTGTATGACAAACATACGTTCAAATTCCGTTTTACTGGATTCGTCATCATTGTACCATGGAAACGTAAAGTCAAAAAGTTTCGGCATACCTTTTTCGATCTTGTCATAAGTAGTTGCTTTTAAATCTTTCCAGTCTGAAAAACTTTCGATATAGTCTCTAAGTCTGGTCGTATATGTCGCCATTTTCTCCACCTCCATTTGCAAGGTTTTCTTTTCGCTCTACGCCTAAGCCGTTACCAATGTATTGTACATCAACCTCAAGTCCAAACAAACGGTTAATCTGTTCACAAGCGCGCTTTCGCACACCTAAAAAAGATTGTCGGTTAATTAACGTGAGGTCAGCATCTTGTTCGACTTCACTTGTAATTAAACGCTCTTTTTTTGTGCCGTCAATGTTATTTATACCAAACTGTACGCAAAAGTCTGCGATTTCCTGCCGCATAGCTGTTGTGAGATCACCAAACACGTTGGGTGCTTCAAGCTGAAGGACTTTTACATTATCGAGATTTGTAACACCATCCTTAACCGCAATAAATGGCACAAAATCATTATACTGTTTAAATAAATTTTTTATGCTTAGTCGCTGATTTTCACTAGCCGCTATTGCTATTGGTGTTCTCTGTGCATAGATATTTATGTTTCTAGTCATCCTCATATTTGCTAAACTTTCCGCGTACATCTGCACATAATCTACGCTAGGGTAGCCTACGCTACTATCCCAGATAATAACGCTATTATTTTTTCCTAAGGTTTTAAAATACTGTTGTGCGTAAGCAAATCGCATGTTCGGCACTCCGTAGATGTCCACAGTGCCGCCAAGGTTGGTTTTCATAGCGGCATATTTTTCTAATACATCATCTTTAAAAAAGACAGCCTGCCCCCACCAAAAAAGATAATCTTCTAACACTCGCGGAGGAATTTCTTCCGGCAGTCCTATCCACTCAAAGCGGTTCACAATCATTTCGTGTAGCATATTAAAATATCGTATATAATAATTGCGATACTGCGGCACGCTGAAATATTCTGCGTCTTTTGATTGATTTTTCATTTTTTTCCACCTCTTTTTTCGCTAATTGTTTGCAAGTCCATAATTACCAATGTCATTAGTGTGCCATATTGTCACACCACGATCAAAAATCGAGCGTAAAATGACAAGGTAATCAAGATCTATGTTACCGCTGATTGTGCAATTACGCGTTTTTACAAAATCCCACGCGCTCCGGTTATTGATTGATGGTGTACCAATTTCGCCAATCTTATAGCCAAACATTGTAAAATAATCATCAATCTTACGTGCATACTCTGCACGAATCTGCATCGGGTAATAGCTGATGTGATCGTTACCGATAATTTTACTAGCATTGCCACTAGAAGTAGTTACGTTTCCGCTCGGTTGTAAATAATGATTAACTACGGCTTTAATACCGTCTCCGATAACTTCCGACCAATCAGTGCTACTAAGTGTCGCAAGTGGGCTAGACTTAAAAGCATCACTCGCGGCTTGCCTTCCTGTTGCTATGGCGCTTCCCGCTCCACTTGCCGCCGCACCTAAAAATCCAAAACCCGCACCAGATAATGTCTTTCCAACTCCGCTAAAAACTCCCGCGGCTGTGTCAACTCCCTGTGATACTATACCCCCCGCACTCATTAAAGCACTAGCCCCCGCTGTACTTGTCATCTGTGCAACATATGCTTTGTATGCGTCTGTCATAATTGCACATTTCGGATAGTCCGAAAAAGTAAGCATATCAGTGTAATCCTGTGCAAAACCTTTATACTGTATTGGATAAGATACTAATAACGGGTTGGGTGTCATGGCTACTGTGTAGGTAAAATTACAAGCATCACTGGAAAAGTATTCATATTTGTATTCAATGCCCGTACCATTATTGTTATTTCCGTATAAAAAATTATACGGATAACAAAATAACTTTTTGTTTTTTGGCACATATCCATCAATGCTATCATATTTTTTAGGTAAATTTAACTGTTTAAATTGTGTTTCTTCGGCTATAAAGCTTGTAGGCATCATAAACGCGTTTAAAATTCCGTCAATCGTACCGTTTGCGTTAGCGGCAATTAAAAATTCGTTCACACCGTCTCCATTATCGAAAACGTTAAAAGTGATAGCAGTATACACACCATCTCTAAATTCTCCGCCGTTAAAATTTCCGCTCTCGTCAAACGCACTCGGAATAACAACACTCATAATGTTTCGGTCACTTAGTTCCGGCGCATCATAATTCTGTTCCGTTTCTTGCTTAACGATATACTCTCCTGTCTCTAATCCCTCTGGAAAAGTATACTTGCCTATAACATCATCAGACTTTTTTACAATTTGACGCTCGATATAGCACTTATTTAACACCATATCAAACTGGCAATTTGTCCAAACGTCCATAATAAAATGGACACGGCAAGAATTAACAGACAATGGTTCTACGTTTGTAATAAAACCATACATCCAATTATCCATATAGCCTACATTTTTAAAAGCAATATAGTTTGCGCTGTCAGCGTATAATTCGTTTACGGGTGCGGCAAAGTCTGCATAACCACGCTTGACTGGTGCGGCGTTGTCAGTAGCATAGATCGCTTTGCTATCAACATATGCAAAAAGTTCTTCTCGGCTATTGAAAAGCCTTACATGATTGTAGGACGAATCCCATGGAATCCCTCTGCATATTCTCACTTGCGCAACAGGTGCTATTCCATCTACGTTTTTTTGTGTTGGCATCGGTATCATGTTATCCATGTTTCCCTCATTTCTAGGGGAGCATTGTGCTCCCCTCAAATCAATGTTTCGCGTGAAAACATTTAGTGATTGACTGTAACAGTACCTGTTCCGCTGATCGCGCTATTATATCTCGATGTTGCTTTGACTGTAAGCGTTGCCGCTTTCTCGTCGTTGGCAATATGCAAGATATTAGACCCAGGGATAAAACTTGTATACTGGCTCGTCGCTCCCTCAACATCGTAGTCAAGCATCTGCGGCGTGTACTGGCTGTCTCCGGTTACTAACGCTGTAACTTCCACATCAGTTCCCACATTTCCTGCGGTATCTGTAACGCTTACGGTTGTAAGACCAACAGTGTCCGTAGTAAAAACAATGCATGGAAAAAACGGAGAATAGGAAAACATTTCACTCATTGTGTAAAAGTAATTCCAAGTCAAAGCCGCACCATTTCTAGAATCCGTCAGTGACCGGAAGTTCTCGCGTACGTTGAAGAATCGCATATCGAATAATGCAAGCTTAATATTTGGGTTGTCAAACTTGTCAATGATAATTTTACGGACAGTAATGTCAACCTTGTTCATGTTAAACGCTGTAGCAAGTACCTCAACATCTAACTCTGCGTCAATCTCCGGCGTAGTGATATAAAAGATAGTCTGATCGTTTGCGCAACTGTCTGCTCCGGCAATGTTGTACTCTGGGTGGGGAAACTTCATCTGACCAATGTAAGTCTTTACAAGCTTTGTCAACTTTTTCGCGTTTTCTGCGCTCGCTGTAGGGTCTGCAACATTAACCGCGTAAAGCTGATCTGCCGCACTTGCGCTCTCAATAAGACGCTTCATGCAAAGGTATTCATCCCAGTTTGCCGCCGTAAAAAGCGACTGAACTTTTGCGTTAATCAAATCGCGCACGCCATATTCCGACCGGAACGCTGTACGCAAGTTGTCAAAAGTGACTGTAACCGCGTACTGGATA